GACTTTTTAATTCTAAAGTTCCTTTAGAGATGCAACAAAGACCTTTTTCGGATACTGTTCGTGAAGTTAATAGAGAGGGTGAAGTTGTTTGGGAATGGAATGCAATAGAGCATTTATCAGTAGAAGATTATCCAATACATGAATGTTTTAATTCAGATAATGCTAAAGAAAGACTTCATTGGCCAATGATCAATGGAGTTCATCAACATGGAAATTTAATTTATCTAAGTTTAAGAACAACATCAGGAATTATTGCAGTTAATAAAACTACAAAAAAAGTAGTATGGGAATTGAAATATCCATTAGTTGCACAACAACATTGTCCTACCATAACAGACAAAGGTTTGATGTGTTTTGATAATGGAAATATTAGACCATCTTCTATTCATCATTCTAGAATTGTAGAATATGATTTAGAAACTAAAAAATTAGTATGGTCATATATGGATGACATGCCACCTTCTTTCTTTTCTCCATACATGGGTAGTGTTCAAAAATTATGGAATGGAAACGTGTTTATATGTGAAAGTGCTTTTGGTAGATTGTTTGAAATAAATGGAATTACTCAAGAAACAGTGTGGGAGTATGTCATACCTGATTTTGCTGAATATCCATATCCGCTAAATAATTTTATTACTGGTGAACATAATTCTTGTTTTAAAGCACATCGTTACCCAGAAGCAGTATGAGTGAAATACCTATCATTGATTTTGGTGAGATGGATCTTGCAGTATCTCGCAAAATGCACAAAGCATTTACTACTATAGGGTTTGCTGTATTTACTAATGTATATGATAGATGGTTAACCGATTTTGATATTTGGGGTGATTTAGTAAAGCAATTTTTTGACCTACCTAAAGAAACAAAAGACAAATACAAATATTCAGGTGTAGAACAAAATCTTGGTTACTCTGAGATGGAATCTGAGTGGCTCCATCCAGACAGACCTGGCGATCTGAAAGAAGCATACAACTGGAAGGCTCCGTATGACATGGAAGACAAATACTGGCCGACTGAACTTCCATTATTTCGTACACAAGCAGAAAAGATAGAACGTATCATGCGAGTCCTGTCCTTTGAGTTTATGGATAGGTTTGAACTTGCACTTGGACTCAAGAAAGGATTTCTTGTTGAGAAACATTTGTACGGAACAACAACTGCAAGAATTCTACATTATCCAAAATATGATGGACCAATTGAAGATCAACAACTAAGAGGAAATGAACATACAGATTATGATACGTTTACTATGTTGTTTCGTTTTCAAGATTGTGGTGGATTGTTTGTCAAACCAATAAATGATGATTGGGTAGAAGTTCCAGTTATAGATAATAGTATAGTTCTTAATATTGCGGATATGTTTCAAAGGTGGACAAATGATACCTATATCTCAACTCCACATAAAGTTATGAATGTTCTTGACAAACCAAGATATTCAATGCCTTACTTTGTAGGTCCAAACAAAGATACTATTGTAAAAAATTTAACAAAGCAACCCGATAAATATGAACCTATATCTTCATATGAATATTTGTTATGGAGATTAAAACAGAGTTATTAATATGAAATTACTTGCAGGAAATTCTAATAAATTATTAGCAAATCATATATCTAATTATGCAGGAATTGCATTAACAGAAATGAAATTAACAAGATTCGCTGATGGTGAAATCTTTTGTGAGATACATGAAAACATTCGTGGTGAAGATGTTTTCATTATACAAAGCACTTGTAATCCAGCAAATGATAATCTAATGGAATTATTAATTGTGGTTGATGCTTGTAAACGTGCGAGTGCGGGTAGAATTACAGCAGTCATGCCTTACTATGGTTATGCGAGACAAGATAGAAAACCTTCTGCCAGAACACCCATATCTGCTAAATTGTGTGCTAATATATTACAAACAGCAGGAGTAGATAGAGTCCTTACAATGGATTTACATGCAGGACAAATACAAGGATTTTTTGATATACCCGTTGATGATTTAAGATCTAAACCTTTATTTGTTAAAGATTTAAAGAAACATCCAATGGTTAGTGGAGGAAATGCATTAATTGTGTCACCTGATGCAGGTGGCGTTCCAAGAGCAAGATCTATTGCAAAAGATCTCAATTTAGACATTGCTATCATTGACAAACGCAGAGATAAAGCAAATGAAAGTGAAGCAATGAATGTAATCGGTAATGTAAAAGGAAAACAATGTATAATAGTAGACGATATAGTGGACACAGGTGGAACACTCGTAAAAGCAGCAGAAGCTTTGTTGAGGGATGGTGCGGAAGAAGTGCGAGCGTATATAACACATGGCGTATTAAGCAACGGAGGGATGGAGAAAATAAATTCATCGAGCATGGCTGGGCTGACCATCACTGATTCAATTCCTCAATATGATAATCAAAAAGTAAAATTAATTTCAGTTGGTAAATTATTTGCAGAAGCGATTCGTAGAGTACATCACGACGAATCAATTTCAGTTTTATTTTAGCATGATATCAACATTAAATTTTAAAAATCTAAATAAAAAATTTGTAAAAAATAAACCATTTGATCATGTAATTATTGATAATTTTTGGTCAGAAGATGTGGCAAATGAATTGCTCCTAGAAATTAGTGATATGCCACAAAATAAAATGGTTACTCGTTATCTTTCACCTTTAGAAAATAAGATCGCTATTCCTCATTGGGATTTATTTAAGAAAACAACATATAGTGCATTTAATTATCTCAATTCAGATTTTATATCAAATTTGCAAAAGATAAGTGGTATTGACAATTTGATGCCTGATATTGGATTACATGGTGGTGGATTACATTTTCATCCAACAAATGGTATTTTGAATATGCACAAAGATTATTCAATACATCCAAAATTAGGAACAATGAGAAAATTAAATTTAATAATTTACATGAATCCAGAATGGAAAGAAGAATGGAACGGTCAGTTGGAATTTTGGTCACATGATGAAAAAAATAATTTACCTGATGAAAAAATAAAAAGTATTATGCCAATTTTTAATCGAGCAGTTTTATTTGATGTTTCTCAAAATGGTTGGCATGGTTTACCTATACATACTAAACAACCAGATCATATATACAGACAATCAATGGCGGTATATTATATGATCAATCCAACAAAAAATATAGAACAAAGACCTAAAGCATTGTTTGCTCCACGTGCAGAACAAAAAAATGATAAAAGTATTGTTAAATTAATTCAGAAAAGAGCAGGACTTATATGAAAGTACAAAAGAAAAAAATAATTTATGTTGACGTTGATGGTACAATATGTCAGAATAGAGATGATTTAAGAGATCAAGACATATCAATTGCATATAGTGATGTAAAACCTTATCCTGATAGGATTGCTCACATCAATTCTTTATATGATGATGGTCATGAAATAGTATATTGGACTGCCAGAGGTTGTAAAAGTGGTGAAGATTATACTGATCTCACCAAGCAACAATTTTTAGAATGGGGTGTAAAGTATCATGATTTACAAGTAGGTAACAAACCTCATTTTGATATGTACATCTGCGATAAATCATTTAATTCAGAATCATTTTTTCATTATAGAGAGCGAGGATTGCCATGAGTTTTCACGTATCAAGAAAATATCTTTTTGAAGAAAAAGATTTTATAGGACATTCTGGTGATCCTTTAAAATGGAAAATAGAGTGTGATGCTTTATCTTCTAATGAATGGAAATGTATTTCTACAATGATTATGGAATATGAAACTAGACCATTTTGTTCAGCTATTGGTATACCAAGAGGTGGAATAGCATTAAGTAGATTTTTAAATGAATATGCTACAGGAAATTATGATGATCCATATTTAATTTGTGATGATGTTTTGACAACTGGTGGGTCAATGGATGAATTTACAAATGAATACTTTAGAAATAGAAAACCTAATTATTTTGGTTGGGTTGTCTTTGCTAGAAATAAACCTCAACATTGGGTAAAATCTTTATTTCAAATGCCTTGACATTGAATATTCTTTGTGTTACAATAATAATAAACTTAAACATGGAGAACAATGGATAGAGTAGAACATCTAATTTTAAAAAATCTTATCTATAATGAACCTTACACTCGCAAGGTTCTTCCTTATTTACAACCAGAATATTTTGAAGATAGATCTGAAAAGGTTCTATTTGAATATGTTAGTAGTTTTGTTTCAACATATAATAATTTACCTACAAAAGAAGCATTAACAATCAATCTTAATGAAGCGACAGGATTACATGAAGATGATTTTGAAAAGTCAGTCAAACTACTTGGATTCTTGGAGGAAAACAAAGATGAAGAATCTGATATGGATTGGTTACTTAATACTACTGAAACCTTTTGTCAAGATAGAGCATTATATAATGCGATTATGGAGAGTGTTAATATTATCAGCCCTGGGAATAAAACTGATAAAACTAAAGGATCTATTCCTGAGATTCTTACAGATGCTTTGGGTGTTACTTTTGACCCCAATATTGGTCATGATTACATTGATAATAGTGATGATCGTTATGATTTCTACCATAAGGTGGAAGAAAGAATCCCATTTGACTTAGACTTTTTTAATAAGATAACTAAAGGTGGTTTACCAAATAAAACATTGAATATTGCATTGGCTGGTACTGGTGTAGGTAAATCATTATTCATGTGTCATGTCGCTGCAAATTGTTTAAATGAAGGAAAAAATGTTTTGTATGTAACTATGGAAATGGCTGAGGAAAAAATTGCAATGAGAATTGATGCAAATCTTTTAAATGTTTCTATTGATGATATACAAGAATTGCCAAGAGATACATTTAATAGTAAAGTTGAAAAAATTAAAAACAAGGTAAAAGGTAAATTAATTATAAAAGAATATCCAACTGCTTCAGCAGGCGCACAACATTTCAGAAGTTTATTAAATGAACTTTCTCTCAAAAGAGATTTTAAACCTGATATCATATTCATTGATTATTTGAATATATGTACATCTTCTAGAATCAAAGCAGGTGCATATGTTAATTCATATACTTATATTAAATCTATTGCTGAAGAACTAAGAGGTCTTGCAGTTGAATATAATGTTCCAGTTGTTTCTGCAACTCAAACAACAAGGAGTGGATTTACTTCTACAGATATTGGTCTTGAAGATACATCTGAATCATTTGGTTTACCCGCTACTGCAGATTTTATGTTTGCTATTATATCAACAGAAGAACTTGAAGAATTGGGACAGTTATTAGTTAAACAATTAAAGAATAGATATAGTGATCCTACATTTAATAAAAGATTTATGATTGGTGTTGATAGAAAGAAAATGAGATTATATGACCTTGAAGAAACTGCTCAAGCTGGTATCAATGATGTTGTTGATGGTGGAAAGAAAGTAAAAAAATCTGATGCCTATGATGATACACCTGCTTTCGACAAAGCCACTGATAATAAATTTCAAAAGAAAGATTTTGGCAATTTCAATTTTAACTAAATAGTATTATTAGATAACTTTTTAGGAGACTATTATGTGGTTTGAGGACAAATCAAAATTTGAAAATTTACACAAATCTATCATGCAAGTGGTCAATGGTGAAACACCAGAGGAACCAAAAACTCAAGAAGAGCCTGAAGTAACAAATGAACCGCCTCAATCAGAAGGCGCAGAGGTTCTTAAAGAAGCAAAAAAAGGTTCTGACTATCAACTATATCACAAAGACTTTTCATCTGCTATGCAACACGCATATGATGTAGCAAAGAAAAGAGGATATAAAGTAGATCCCAATGAGATAGATAGAAAAGTTGCAATGGGTCCAAAAAAACCATCTAGTGGTAAAACAAATCGCTATATTCTTGGAACAAATGATAAAAACAAAAGACTTCATGTACAAGTAGCAAATCTTGATAATAAGAAACATGAACTTAATATGTACATGGATGATTTTAATCCAAATCGCTTCAGTAGAAAAGATGAACTATATGAAAAAGTAAAACAAATTATTGATGAAGCAAATATAGCAAAACAAGGTGAGGCAAATATTAAACAGTTTGCTGCACAATTAAAAGTCCCAGTTAAACAAATTCTACATTGGGATCACGGTAGAGGTAATATTGAATATATTATTACACTCAAAGGTGGTGAACAGTTGGAATACACTAATTGGGACGACACAGTAAAAATTCCTAAGTCTGCAAATCCAAACATGAAAGTAATGAGACAACATTTAGCAAATAAGAAAAGTATTGAGGGAACAAAAACAAAAGTTGCTGATGTTAAACTAGGAAAATTTTACTTAATTAAAGGTGTTGATAACGCCTTTAAGATGCTTTCCAAATAATAATTCAATATAAATAGATATAATTATTAAAATTTTATTGGATATTGAATTATGCCCATCTCATTTAAATCATTTTATAAAAAAGATTATCTTGAAGAAAGAACTTATGAAATGTCCTTAGATCAAAAAAGGACTCCATTTCAAACAAAACACAAAGAAAATCTTCAAGCACAAAAAGATCAAGGTCAAATGGGTAAAAAAGGTTATACTA